TAAAAAGCCTAACGGTGAGTTACCTTCTTCCATATTATGAATGCCAGTAACTAGTTGTTCGATTTCGTTTAGTGCTTCTGCCTTAAGGGCATCGCCGTTAAGAGTAACTGCTCCACCTGGACCTGGTAAGCCACTACCAAACTTACTTCTTGCTTCACCTAGCATAAGTTTAGATTGTGCTAATGCATAAGCACTGAGCCATTCAGCGGCATATACATCTTTTATAAGTACACTTTCAGGTATAAAGTTAAAAACTCCTACAGCAATATCTTCGCCATGATTGACATTACGAAGTATTGTTAGTTCTTTTGAATTTCTATTGAATGTAAAGTTATATTCACTACCAAATACACGACCTATAGTTTCTTTGTATTGTGCAAATGCATCAAATACTGCTAAACCACCTACTTGTCCTGCTTGTAGCATATACATATTGTTGAACGCAACATCAAATGGATCAAAGTTAGTACCGCCGCCACTATTTGTACCAATACCTCTTCTGTATAAACGTTTTACATCTATAACTTCATCTGGTAAAGTATATTTTGTAACAGCAGGTTGTGTTTGAATAAAAATAACTGCTTCTTCAACTGCACCTGAACTTAACTGACGATATTTTTGTATAGATTTGTTTATAGCGATGTCATAATGGTCTCTGTCTAGTTCAACATCAACCATTCCGTCTGCAAGACGTAACGAAATTTCGTCAATTATTTCGTTTCTGCTATTGTAACCTACTTGATCTATTCTTGTTGCCATACTACTATTTATCACTTTTTGCCTTTAAAAGGCTTTAAGTATGATAGTAGTGTCGTTTAATCGTCCGTTTAATTTGATTTCAACTGCATTGATGTCATTAAATGCTTTTTGATATTTTGTTTTTGCTGTACCCTTGAACAGTTTGAGTTGTTCTACTGGCTTACGCAATGTTTTTTGTACACTTCCTGATACTTCGAAGTGTTGTATAGTAGTACCTTTTACTGACATACCTGATTGTAGGCTTTCAACTTTATACAAACCAAGTTTTCTAGTTTTAGTGTTGTATACCCAAACTTCTGTAGCATCAATAATTTCTGTTGGGTTGATACTTGCAATGCCTAGTTCAGGACAATTTTGCTGGTATTTTAGTTTTGCAACTTGTTTTTCTCTACTTACTGCTTTTGGTTTACGAGGTTTACGAGTTGCTTTGCCTGTCTCAATAAATGTATCACATGCTTTATTGATTTTCTCATAAAATTCTAATATTAGTTTACGTTGCTTTGGAGAAAAATGACCATATGCTTCTTTAATGTCTGGATCTTTCCATTCAATAACTTCTTGTGCCTCTGCATATTCATTCTCATACATGTCTTTAATAATTTTTGCATGGTTAGGTTTTATAACACCACCTGCGTAAACTCTCATTTCGGTGTAAGGGTCAAATGATTTAAAATCACCAGCACGTTCTAAAGTTTCATCAAGTATGCCGTCCCAAGTTCCACACAATGTTGATACTTGTTCACGCATACGTTGTTGTATACTAATTTTAGGTTTAGCATCAGCCTGTTTAATTTCTTTTTCTTCTATAATTGTTTCTGCTTTGTGTTCCAATGCAGGAATCTTACTTAACAAGTGTGCCCTAACATCAGGATGCATGTATCCTTGAGTTTTAACCCATATAAATGTATGTTTAGCAAACGAAGAAAACCAAACATCAGGTACTTTTTTTAACTTTTTAATTAAATTTTTATCTAGCCCACTGTCTTTTTCTAGCCAAGTAAAAATTGTGGCTCCGGCTTTTTTATCAGGAATCTCATAATGAACGAAATACTCAAAATTTCTGCAGAGTTTTAATTTCTCTTCTTCGGTTTTGAGGTTGTTGATACTTAACCAATTTGGTTCTGGCATCAAGTATATTTCTTTATTGCGTTTCCGTCTAGCCATTTAGTGTGCTTCTTCTTTACTTTGTCTTGGATTTTCCAATAACATCTTCACCATAGTCGGCAGAGAGTCATATTCTATAATATTGTTTTTATCTTTTAGTAAAGATTTGTCCTGTAAAAAAATGGCCAAATCTACCATTCCTAAAAACTGACCTTCTCTACGCCCTGCTCTGTAAGACCAAATTGTATTAGCCGCAACAAAGATTAAAAAAACCGCCATCCATTCTATGCTCATTTTTGTCTCCGTGATAATTTGTAGTTATAGTAACATATAAAAAATCTAATGTCAACGGCTAATTTTGAACGTCAAACGGTTGTTTTTGGGTCTAAAGTTGCTTTGCGGTAAGGCCTATAGTGGCTGATGCACATTTTACTGTGTTTTTTGTTACAATACACTCGTATATAACATGGTTTGCTTTCTTTTTAAGCAATTTTGCACTATATCTAATTGTGTCACCTGGGAATACAGGTGTTCTGAATTTGCATTTATCAACTGTGGTAACAAAGGTAACATAATCCTCATGATTTACTTTGCCTACATCTTCCATAGCCATTTTAAGAGCATGTTGACCAGCACACTGATTCATGCCTTCAATGAGATATACTCCTGGCCATATTTTAATGTGGGGGAAGTGACCTTCTAGTACTGGATGGTCTTCACGAATGACATACTCTGACTCAATAGTTTCTGAATCAAAGTATTGTACGTTGCCTAACAGTTTAATTGGTTCTTGATGTGGTAGTTCCATGCTGATATTTAACTTAATTTACTTGTAGTGTGGTTGATTAAAGGTAAAGAGTTTGTAAAAATACTGATTTATTTTTGCATACTCTTTAAAATTCCAAATATTTTGATTTTGTAAATTATAATCTGTTTGTTTTGCATGTAATCTAGAATCTTTATATGGCAAACCGTGTGCATAAAACAAAGCACCAACCTTATGCTTTCCTAAAGATACCATTCTTGATTCATATTTTTGTGTGAACTTCCAAGCATCATACATTGTTAGACCAGATTTGTTTTTCCAAAGAAGAACACTCTGAGTCATTTCAATGAAGTCTTCTGGAATAGGTTGTCCTCTCATATCTATAGTAGTTGGTTCGTACCCCCACTCTTTCCAGTTCTTACTAAAATCACTTTCGCTTAATTCTGTAAAGTGGTCTGTATTATCTCCAATTTTTCTAATGAATAAGGGACTCATTAAAGCAGTTACAAGAACATCTTGTTTTGAAGATAAGTAGTTTGACATATCCTTTAATGTTTTAGGTGTGTCACTCGGTAGACCTGCAATAAATCCACTTAAAAAATGTACATCTTTCATATAAGTTTGTTTCATTTCCTTCAAAAACTCAAATTGTTGCATTGGATCCCACCCCTTACCAACATCTTTTGCACTTTCATGGTTAGTTGATTCTATACCTATATGTAATAATGTAGCACCACTGTCTGCTAAAAGTTTGGCCTGTGGTATATCATGTTTTCTATTAGCAAAAACTAAATCCCATCTAATAAATGCACTCCATTTTAATTTAAAAGGTAGTCGTTGACTCATTTCATACCATGCAATAACTTTATCATGGTCATCGTTAAATGTATCATCTGTCAACCAATAATCAGTTACACCATATTTCTCATAATTGTCTAGGATTTCTTTTTCTATGCAATATATACTACGCAATGACTCGTTTTTTTGCTTACCGTTAAGTGCAAAACTACAAAATTTACATTTAAAAATACAACCACGTGCAACTTCTAACGGTAATAACTCTCCATCAATCACATGATCTTCTGGTTGCCATGTCATAGTAGAGTTTTCTATATCCAAGCGACTTTTTGCATCCATCAATGTAAAAATTTCACTGCTATTAGTAGGATAATGTGTAGCATCTACACTATCTTCTTTTAATTGTAGTAATAATTCAGGGACCGTTACATCACCAAATCCTAAATTTATATAATCTATAAGTTCTTCGCCTTCAACCTTTTCTTGATTAGGACTTGTATTAGCACCACCCATTATAAATTTAATCTTAGGATTTATTTTTTGTACTAATTGTTTAATATCTCTATCTGTTGGACCGCCTAGGCTAAAAAATCTATTATAATTTTGATATTGATGCCATTCGTCAAACTCTTCTTGTGTATAATCCTCAAATGGATCAAAATTACAAATAGATGATTTATAATTTAATAAAGGAAAGTTTCTAAACGTGTTACTAACACCAATTAGTAATGTCTCATTACCAACAAATTTTTTTATAATCTGTTTTAGTGTTTTTCTATCTAAATAACTGTGAAAGTCTACTACTTGTACACTAAATCCATGCTGTCTAGCCTCATGTGCCACCTTATATGCACCCATGTACCTACTTGATGAGTATTGAATAGGATCTAAATCGCCGGTCTTCCATGCCTCTCTTTCCATCATAGATGTGAAGGTAGTACCCCATTGTGGGGAATCAGCAAACAATAAAAAATTTACAGGAGTATGCTGTATAGGAAAATTTTTAAAAGGATTGATTAAATCCTTCTGATGATGGTGTTCTTTATATAAAGAATGGTCAAACTTATAATGATTTTCTCTACTTTGCATCGTATTATTTATCAGTCTACAAATGCACGTTCTAAAACAAAATCTCCGGCTTCACCAAGATTGCCTTCTGCAAATTTTAATTCTTCAAAGTATTCTCTTGCTTGATAATTCATGTCTGGGCCTCCACAAACCATAATTCTGTCTGTGTCTTTATTAAAACCGTTATCGGTTATATTATAAATGTGTTCCCAAATACGTCCTTTTCTTGCATACTCTTCTTGTGTGCATGTGTCATAATATTTCAAAGGAAAGTGTGTTGCAATTTCCTTTATTACATTACTATATGCATGTTCTTCGTGTGTTCTTGTAGTATGACAGAGTATGACACTTTTAAACTTTTCATATGTTGCTGGATCTCTGATAATACTCATAAATGGAGCAAGTCCTGTTCCAGTTGCTAACAAATATAAATTATCTGCTGGCGTTAGATTATCAATAGTCAAAGTGCCTGTTGTTTTAGGCATACATACTACTTCATCTCCAACTTTTAAATGCTGTAAACGGCTTGTAAGAGGTCCGTCTGGTACTTTAATACTTAAAAACTCTAAGTTGTCATCATAATTTGCACTAGCAATACTGTATGCTCTAAGCAATGGTCTGCCGTCTTCTTCTGCAGGCAATCCAATCATGGCAAATTCTCCGTTTATAAAACGAAAACTTTTACTGCGAGTGGTTTTAAAACTAAAAGTTTTGTCTGTCCAATGATGGACCCAGGTAACTGTTTCGGTGTTCAATGTTTAGTTGCTCCCATTGATTCTATTATCGATTGTGCTAAATCAGGATTGTCTGAGATTTGATCTAGAAGAGCAGTATTTAATGTTACTGAAGCATTCTGTTCAAACTCGGTAAGTAGACTTGCGTCATCCATACCGAGTGCTGTTACAATTTCTTCGTAACTTAAAATTGCTTTACCTTGCTTGTTTGCTTCTAAAAGTAGTTGCAAAATAGCACTAGTAATTTTATCTTCTAAATCATCACTCATACATCTGGTGGAGGTAATAGGGATCGAACCTACGACCTACTGGTTGCAAACCAGTCGCTCTCCCAACTGAGCTATACCCCCTTTGAATTTACTTACTTAAATTTCTATTTAGGTATGCTTTCATATTGTCACCAATTCTATCAGCATTTGCCCTAATGTTTGCACTTATTTCTTCTGCATTCTTTTGAATGTTTGCACTAATTTGTTCTGCATTTCTCATTACGTTGTCACCAACGTCTTCGAACCAAAACTTATTTGCTGGTGCTTTTTTAGTTACTTTTTTTGCAACTGCTTTCTTGGTTGTTTTTGTTTTTACCATTTTAATCTTTTCCTGATACTTTGTATCGTTTTGGAGCGGGTGGACGGAATCGAACCGTCATCTAAACGTTGGCAACGTCTTGTAATAACCGTTATACGACACTCGCATCGTTGTATATTTATTAGTAGTAAAAGATTTCATATGAACAAAATGGTGCCGTTTCGGTATTGTAGGACAGTTTGAACATCATTAAATCGTCTTTTGATTCAAACCTAACGTTTAATGTATAGCCTTCTGTTTCAAATTCTACTTCAATATCCTTAGGTTCTGCCCATTCTCTAACACTTTTTGCTATTTTATTTTTATGCATAGAAGCAGGAAGGCCGGCTCCTCCAGTTGGTAAACGAAATTTTGCGTAAGGTAAATGCATAATTAAACTCTGGTAGGCGATGACGGATTCGAACCGCCGACCCCCTCGGTGTAAACGAGGTGCTCTAGCCAACTGAGCTAATCGCCTAAACTGGCGGTCCGACGGGGAATCGAACCCCGAACACCGCCGTGACAGGGCGGAATTATAACCGTTTAACTACCGGACCGGTTATCAACACTAATGCACTATTTTGAGAGTCCAAGTGCTGTTGACTCATTTGGCGGAAAGGGAGAGATTCGAACTCTCGGTACAGTTACCCGTACTCTTCCTTAGCAGGGAAGTGCTTTAAGCCGCTCAGCCACCTTTCCTATGAATGCATTATACTAGTTATCGAGTAACTTGTCAAGTCTTTTCAATAAGTGATAAATAGTACATTATGCCAAGATTAAGTTTATGGAACAAAAACAAAACCAATGATTATGATTTCATTGACAGTATTGTTGCAGAGCATGTAAATGCTGGTGGTACTGGTGTGTATGTACACAAATACATAGGCACTTACCAAGATGACACTAGTGATAGTGTCGGCAGTGATGAATTATATATTCAAGATGTTCTATTTTTAGAGAACAGAGATAGAAAATATGATGAAAACATTTATGAACTAAGAGGTTCATATACTGTAAATGATCCTGACTTTGACTTAACACAGTTTGGTTTGTTTGTGAATAACGATTCACTATCAATGACCTTCCACATGAATACATGTGCAAGTTTGCTTGGCAGACGTTTGATGGCAGGTGATGTTATTGAGTTGCCACATCTAAGAGATGATTTATTATTAGGTGGCGGTGATGCAGTAAATAGATACTTTGTAGTAAGTGATTCAGGTAGACCAGCAGAAGGATATGATGCAAGATGGTGGCCTCACTTATGGAAAGTTAAACTAACTAACATTACTGATAGTCCAGAATACAGAGATATTCTTGGCACAGGTGATCAATCAGACGATTTAAGAAATATATTAAGTACATACAGTACTGAACTAGCAATATCAGATAAAGTAGTTGAAATTGCAAATGAGGATATGCCTTATGCACCTGGATACTTTGACGGTGGTCATCTTTACAGTGATCCTGAAGATCCAGATAATAAACCAGGAGTGTATTTTCCTGGAGATGGTACTCCACCAAATGGTGTAAGCATTGTGGGTAGTGGTAGTTCGTTTCCAGTTGATGCAAACAACAATGATTATTTCTTAAGAACGGACTTTAGTCCACATAGATTATTTAAAAAATCAGGAAGTACTTGGATGAAAATTACAGACGACAACAAGAAGGCTTGGTCGGCGGCTAATAAATTACTTACATCATTTGTCAATAATGATGCAACTAGAACAAACACAGACGGTACTACTGGTGGTGAGAAAACAAATCTCAGTAAAGCAGTTAAACCGAAGGCAGATTAAATATGGATTACTGGTATGACGCACAATTAAGAAGGTACTTGGCTCAGTTCATGAGAATATTCTCTGGCATGAAAGTCAGCGAAGGTAAAAGAAACGGTGCTACTTACTATAATAGAATACCAGTTAGATATGCAGACATGAGTAGAATGGTTGCTCACATACTAAAGAAAGGTAGTGAGAATATGGTGAACAGTACACCATTCATAGCATGTAATATTCAAAGTTTACTAATAGCAAGAGATAGAACACAAGATCCAATGTTAGTTGACAAACTGCAAGTAGCAGAAAGAAATTATGATGCTACCGCAGGACAATACGAGTCAGGCCAAGGAAATTTATATAGCACTGATAGATACATGCCAGTACCATATAACTTAACTATGAATGTTGATATATGGACCGGTAACACAGATCAAAAAATGCAAGTACTTGAACAAATTCTTATATTGTTTAATCCATCTGTTGTATTACAACATACTTCTAATCCAATTGATTGGACTAGTTTATTTGAAGTAGAACTTACAGATTTACAATGGAGTAATAGAAGTATACCGGCAGGTGTTGATGAAACAATTGATGTTGCTACACTTACATTCACTTTACCAATATGGATAAGTCCTCCAGCAAAAGTTAAAAGGCAAAAAATTATCAATACAATCGTTACTAATGTATTCAACATTGATAATTTAGATGATGTAGGGTACGATGCAGACGTATACGACTTTTTTAGAAGCATAGACGAAGAGTTTGAATTACATACTGTATCACCAAACAATTACAATGTTGAAGTTGTAGGCACAGAAGCAACATTATATAAAGACGTTACAGTAAAAGCAAATTGGAATGACTTATTAGAAGTTATTTCGCCCCAAGGTTCAACAGGAACAGCAGGTGCTCAACAAATAGATGATATACCTTTAACAGTTGGTAGTACACTACAATTAAATTTATCTAATGACGTAGATTCAACAGATAATTTAATTACTGGTATAATTGCAAGGAATGATACTGATCCAGGTAAACTTATTTTTACATTAGATACTGACACATTGCCAAGCAATACCTTTAGCAATATTACAAGAATAGTAGATGCCAGTGTAAACTATCCAGGTGATGGCACGTTAGATGCTTCAACCACTGGACAAAGATATTTACTTACTACAGAAATCCAAGGAGATAATTGGGGTATATCAGCAAGTGCTAATGACATCATAGAGTACAATGGTAGCATTTGGAGTATAGTATTTGATGCCAGTACTTCCGACGGTACTGTTCAATACGTCTTAAATAGTTACACAAACAAACAATATAAATGGGCAGACCAACAATGGACAAGCAGTTACGAAGGGGTGTACAACCCAGGATTTTGGAGAATAAACATTTAAGTATCATTGATAAATTAAATCCAATGACTAACTTAAAGAAACACAAAGGCATAAGTGCCGCAGGTGTTTTATTCTTAGCAAGAGACACAGGTAGGTGCTTATTTCAATTAAGAAACTCAGATAAAAAACAAAAGAATACATGGGGATTTTGGGGTGGACTTATGGAAGGTACCGAAACACCATACGAATGTATTCAAAGAGAACTTGCAGAAGAACTTGGCTTCTTTCCAGACATATCTAAATTAAATCCAATAGATACTTTTCAAAGTAAAAATAAAAACTTTATGTACTATAGTTTTGTAGCAATAGTAAATAATGAATTTATTCCAACCCTTAATGACGAGAGTGCCGGGTACGCCTGGGTCAACATTGGGCAATGGCCTAAACCATTACATGATGGTGCAAGAAGCACATTAGGTCGTAATAAAGGCAGTGATAAACTACTAACACTACTATCCATACATTCTAAATAAATACATGCATGGCAAGAGATATTATAAATTTCGATGCTATTCGTTTGGCAACTGAGTTAGACAAATTTAAAAAGTTTGAATCTATACCTAATGCGTTTTTTAACGGCACATTCACTATACCACAAGTTTTAGATTTACTACCAGTACTATCTAAAAGACATCAGCAACTTGCATTAAATTTAGTAGAGCAATACAAAGTTGATATTAAAGAGAGTGAAGAAGGCTTATATAAAAGTTTAATAAATGAATATACATCATTTTTAAATAACCAACATACTAGAAATGAACGTTGGGAGTATCCTGCTGTATTAAAAAAATATAGAAAAAATATAAATCCAGTTAGGGCATTAGTATATGAATGTAGAGAAGTTTTGTATACTTACAATCATCATAATGAGCATCATGCTTGGATTCAATCCTTAGTTACTACTCCAGAATTTTATCATCGTATAGTTACCGATATTGTAAAAGATAGAGAGAAAGTAGATAAAATTTTAAATTATTATATACCTTTATATGATGCTGGTGACTTTGATCATCCAATAGAAATTAGACACTTAAGAACTTTGAGAACTGATTTATTGGAGTATGCAAATCTATTTACAAGGCTAAGAACTTGGCAAGGTGACGACTAATTATTTAGAAGTCTTTCGTTCTACTCCGTCCCAATCACCTATAGGCATAGGCTGTTTAATTCTTTCTGCATACAGATCTGCAAGTGTATCATTCCATTTATGATCTTTTATAATCTCTATTTGATTTGAGCAAGTTGCCCATTCTCTGTTTTGATATGCATCTACCATTCTGTTTACAACTCTTGCATACTTGTGATCATTTAGTATAGTATAAATTGTTACTGGTGCTGTTTGTCCTTTAACTGCAATCTTATCTAGCATAGTTAAATTTTCTGGTATT